AGACATTTAGTTTGTTACCTTTGAAGAACCAGTTGCCGTCGGATTGCTTGAGGAATTTCCTGTCATAGTATTGAAACTTGTCAGCATTGATCCGATTTGACCCAGGGTCGTTAGGGTTGTTGTAATATTGGGCGAAGAACTGAGTCCGATCACTATACTCAGCACGAATACGACTAAGGACGTTTTTATTAAAGCCGAACGCTTTTCCGTCAGAAGGCCGGATGGCAGAAGGCCAGAGAAAAATCCCATCAGTTTCGACCACATGTTCTTTAATCTCCCATACAGGTTTACGTTCAACTTCTACGTCTTCGTCATCGAATATTGAATACTCTTGAGCTTTCCATGTTGCATAAACGTCATTTGGATGGTATCGGGTTCCACAAGCCATCGTAAATCCACCGGGGTTTCTAATGGAAGTGAATTGGGATGCTTTCTTAGATACGAGATCACGACCGTCTTCAGTGTATGCATTTTCGGGGACAACCAAGTCGTCGGCCAAGACAATATCTGCGTGCCATCCTGTAGTATTAGTAGTGAGGCCTGCTGTTTCAATCGTTGCATCACGAATACCTTCTGCTTTGCGTTTAGGATGGTCAATAGCGAGAGTGGTGTTATTCCACTTCTCACGTTTGCCTTCTTGTGGATGGATATACTCAGGGAAGTAGCGTCGATAGACACTGGAAGCCATAATGTTCTTAATGGCATAAAGCTGTGTCTCTGCCAGTCCTGATGTTGCTGATATGTAGAGGATAGTTACTTCAGGATGACGTGTGATAATCCATGCAGCCCATGTAGCCACCATATGGCTCTTCAAATGAGCACGAGGAAGCATCACAAACTTGTTACTTACTGCCTCTCCCATACCAAACAGGGAATACTTCTGCATCCAGTTGAAAACATCCTTATGAATGTCTCCATACATATAGCCCGGATTGACAAGCCTAGCAAAGAAGAACAAGTCTTGTTTAGCAAGTTCCCGAAGCTCTTTAGCTTCTTCTGGCATCCTGTCAATCTTACGCTGGGCTTCTTCAATCCAGTTATCTTCAGCCATTCCTCAGTCGCACCACATCCGCTGTAAATTCATTCTCTGCTTTAGCTTGGAACTTTGTCTCACGCTCAATCTCTTCCTTAGTAGGACGACCAGCACCACGTTGTTCCCAGCCCCTGTCTGCAAGCCACTTAGTAGCTTGGAAGTTTCCTGCTTTAGCACTTTGAATCATGGCAGCTACTGCTTTAGCCCGAAGCTTGTATTCGAGTTCAGCACGCCATTCATCAATGTGTTTCTTAATCATCTTGTTCTCAGTTACTTTCTGCCAATGACGCCAACCAGCGAAACAGTAGTTGGCAAAGACATATTCCGTAGGGTCTTCCATTTCCAGATAGATACGCTTGGCAGAGATATAAACCTTGTCATTATGGAAATGGTCTATATCCTTCAGCGTATAGATTGCACCTTCGTTATAGCCAAGTTCAAGGAACAGGCTTTGTGTTAGGAATCGTCCCTGACTGTCCAGCATCTGTTCCCGATTGATTAAGGGTACGTCGTACAGATTCGTATTGCTCATAGTAATAGTCTCTATCGATTACTGCTTGGTCTGCTCTGGCAGCTTCCCTTGCAAGAAATTCTGCATCCTCTCTGTAAAGCTCGGCTCCTGTACAGGTGCTTGGAGAGTTGGGATTACTGGGTAGGTTGCTGGGACGATCTTGCCGGTTGTGCAAGCTGTTAACAAGAGACTGATAAGCAGCAGTGTTACGTTTAATCGCTTCATCTTTTTCCTTATCGGCAGACTCTTTATTAGCTGCCAGTTCCTTGCTATGTTCTAATGCGAGTTGTTCACTTTGTTGAATTAACTGAGTGTATTCTGTGTTAAGCTTCTGGTACTGACGATCCTTATAAAGCCATACGCCATACCCAATAGCTATACACAAAATAAAAGCTACAATTGCTTCCAGTATTTCAATTAATTGGCTAGGCACATTGCCACCTCTACCTTTCTACGATTGTAAAGCCCTTTACTATATTTACCGTTTATATACGTCCATTTGTACATTCCATTACAAGCTTCGGTGTATTTACCTTCATTCAAAGGCTTTAGTACCGTGCTCGATTTACAGAACGCATTGACACCGACGTTGTACGCGAATAATGTATAAGCGTTGTACTGATTAAGAGTAAGAGGGACATTAACGCATTGAAGAATACCAGTTCCATGTTTCACCAAATCCTTTTCCAATACTTCCTTGCAAGCATTAGGCGTCCATTGAACACCCATCTTTACATCACTTCCTGTATGTCCAGTACAAACCGTAGGAATGCCACCACCATCCAGATATGGAGTAGTGGTGGTTCCTTCAAGAGTTGCTGCTCCAGCAATTAGTGCTGCCGATACTGAACCTAACAACCATTTGTTTTTTAAAATCATTTAGCTTCCAAAGCTGATACACGAGTATCAATAGCTTTCAGGGATGCGCTCAATTCCTTAATTGCAGCAAGTGCTACAGGAATAAGGTCATCATATTGAACACCCTTGAAACCTACCTTTAGTGGAACATCAGTAATGGCTTCAGGAAGAATCTTCTCAACGTCCTGAGCGATAACACAAGGGAACTGTTTAGCGTCATCAGGAAGGCCATATGCTTCATTGTAAGCATCTTGCTCTTTCCAAGTAGCCATAACCGTGCGAAGGGAATTAACCTTATCTACGGCACTGGTAATGTCACTCCGAATATTCTTCAGATTCTCATCTGAGGTTTGTGACCAGACGTTAGCACCATTAGTTTTATACAAACCATTGCTGCCTTGGTCAAACATCAAAATGGCATTATTAAAATCCGGTCCCATCAATGCCCACAAACCACCAGTAGAAGAGGTGTTCCTGAAATAGCAACCCCCCGCATAGCTGATATGTTTACGGGCTGCATTAGTACCAGTGAAACCCGGAGCAGGGCCTACATTCCAACCTGCATCTGTACCGTCCATATTGACAGCACCAGTAGTCAGGCTCCAGTAAAGAGGACGATATGAATTAGGGGAAGCCCATCCACCACCACTAGCTGATTGAAGTAGGTAAGCATTAATGCCATCGTTATACAGCATCATCCGATAACCACCACCAGTGGACTCAACAGATGAAGTAAAGGCAGCGCCAGTTGTGCTAGTAAGCAACCCAGTCAAACCCAGCGTAGTAAAGTTACCAGTGCTAGGAGCCGTATTACCAATCGGACCCGGAGAGGAAAATCGGGAAGTAACACCAGCACCAGTAAGAGAAGTATTGACAGTGACCGTACTTGCTGTAGCCGTAGTGAACGTACCAGCAGCAGCCGTCGTTGCCCCAATCACTGCATTGTTAATCGAACCGCCAGTGATTGCATTGTTTGCCGAGTTGGAAACAACACCACCTGCAAAAGTAGCAGTGCCAGTGGCATTAGCAAATACGAGAGGGCTGTCTACAAGGGTGCCAGCATTATAACGACTCAGTGCGAATGCATTACTAACTGAGTTGTAATTCCAGTTCCAGTATTGAACTCCAGACTTCTGGAATGAAATCGTATCTACGCCAGTGCCACCAGTATCGTTAAGTGTGAGGGTAGGGCTTGCTTTTGCAACAGCCTGATCTCCAGTGAAGGTGTTAGCCCCTGTGCCAGTCACACCCAAGTTCGCACGAGCCGTAGCCACGTTAGAAAGGTCTGAGAGGTTGTTGGAGGCTTGCAGGGCACCAGTGACTACCGAAGCAGCAGCAGCCGCACTAGCAGCCGCAGATGAAGCGCTAGAGGCCGATTGGGTAGCAGAGGTTGCCGAGTTAGCAGCCTGAACACCAGCAGCCGTTGCACTGGCAGCAGCAGCAGTTGCAGCAGCTTCAGCAGCTACGATGGATTCATCAATCGACTCACCATTAACCGTGAGGGCCGAGAAAGAAGCAGAACCCCCATTGAGAAGGTTCTTGCCATTGAAGTCCATGTCTTGCTGGAGAGAGTTAGGCTCTCCAACTGGATTGTCACGATAGAATACTTTGGTGTTAAGATGCGTAGCAATGGTATCGAAATTAGAATTGATTGCCGCAAGGTTGTATCCCGAAGCGGTGTCAACAACTGTAATCTTGCTCAAGTAGAACCTCCGCCCACGATATTACCCGTACCGCCATTAGCGACATTGGTAACACAAGCATAATAAGAATTGGATTGGACATTGCAATTGTTAGAACCTGATTGCAAGAACACACCAGTGTTAAGACCAATGAATGAATTGCCAGTGACAACAGCCGAGTGATGGCCCGTGCCTCCCGGGGGTCCGAGGGTAACACCGAAATTCGAATTAGCATCACCACTGATAAACTGGTTAGCCGATACTGAAATACCATCAGTAATAGGGCAGTACAGACCAGAGTTGCCATTAATCGAAATGATGTTGTTGCCGTAGATCATCGTATTCAGAATAGCCGACTGGAGCGCAATACAGTTTTGTGTATTAGCGAACTGACTAGAACTAACCTGAAGCTGTGCCAGTAATCCAGTTGAACCCGGGGGACAATAAACACCAATGCCGGTATTCTGAGAGTTGATCTGAGATACCGTCATCCCTTGGCAATAGGAGCCGTAGACGAGACTGATGCCTAGGTTGTTAAATGTACAGGAGTTGATATTGTGGTAGATCGAATATCCATTACCCGGATTAGCAATAGCTGCTGGGTTACCTCGGTAGTAACCACCAGTACCACTTGCTCCAGACCCATAGACAGTTACACCATAGACATTAGTGCCGCATACGCCATCCATGAAGTAAGCATTGTCCCAATAGAACGAACCACCAGAACCTGCATTATCTGCTCCACGGAACGTAACATGGCTAATGTCATTCTGTAGGAATTGATTGAGCGACATGGTTTGTACCGCATAAATACCATATCCTGAGCCAGCCCCTTGTGCCGTAGTAATGGACATATCCTTGAAATGGAATGTATGTCCGGGAGACGTGAGGGAGAGCCTGAATCCACCATCCAAGGAAGTGAATCGAACCTCTGTAATGTCTGCACCTGCACCACGGAAATGAATAGAACTACGAGTGCTCTGTGCTGTATACTGGAGCTTCTGACCGATAATGAATACACCACGAGGGATTACAATCTCTGCATTAATCTGCGACTGAGCATAGTTAATAGCATTCTGGAACGCTGTATAGTCATTAGTAGAGCCGTCTCCTCTAGCTCCCCATTGCTTCACATTAATCGTAGTAGGAGAATAGAGATACCAGCGTCCACCATCAGATGCTACGATAATAGAACCACCATTATCTGCTGAGGTTGTATCGCCAGCATTAAGGAAGTAGAATCCACTCCCACCATCTCCTAGGCTGGTATAGCAAAGTGTTCCTGCTACAGTGTATCGTGTCTTATCAAGAGCACGGATATTAGCGACAGTAGTAACCATCTTACAGAGACCCGGCCATACAAGCTGAGAATCTCCTACGGATGCTGTAGCCAGCTTGCTACTTGTTACTGCACCATTTACAATCTTGGAACCATCTACGCTATTAGCTGCCAGCTTAGCCAATGTTGCGGCACCATCTGCCAGAGCCGTAGTATTAACCGATAGGGGAGCATACTTCGCAGACGTAAGAGAGCTATCGGGAATCTTGCTAGGGATGACGCTATTGTCAGCAAGTTTGGGAGATGTTACATTCGCATCAGCGAGCTTAGGCGTAGTAACTGCACCATCAGCCAACATACTGGTTTGAATCGATCCATCGCCAATAGAAGGAACAATAGCTCCAGCATTGATGATGAGATGCCCATTCATATCCAGATTGCCAGTCATCTGATTTGGTTCACCTACTGGGTTGTCGCGCCATAGCGCTCCATTGTTTAATGCATCTGCAATCTCATCGAAATTACTATTAATAGCTGAGAGGTCAGCGCTATTAGTTACATCGTTTAATACAATCTTTGCCATTACTCAGTTCCCTCTTTAGGGGGAATTCCCTGTTTCGCCATCTTCCAATCCTTGTACCAAACCCACAGCTTGTGCGACACTAACAGTGTCAGATAAATAGCTGTAGCAATATTGATGAAGATGGGAAGGAAGGCGATAATATTAGCTGCTGATACGCCTACGGCGATTGGTGTTGCCACCACTGGGCTTGCAGCTACATCACTTATAATATTCATTTAGAACGTTCCCTTTGTCCGCCCTGCCGGGCATTTGTGTGCACACTCGTACATCAATAATATTTACCTTCTATTTCTGCATTTAATGACAAAAGCCCAATTGTCATAATTTTGTGTAGAAATATGTGAAGGTCAATGCACCTGCATAAGCACCCCCTTCACCCCCTCCTAGGGGTGTGATGCCTGTTAACATTCATTTCTCCCCATTTGACATAACGCTCCTTAGCACACTATTGACGCCTTCGGCCTAGACATGTGTTAACTTGGCAGTTAACTGACATGTCAGATAGTTGGACCATGAGGTTGAATGTACAATGAGCAACACACACATATTTCATATGGCTGGCAATGGGAGCAATGTCTGTAACGCCCTTACGGGCAAAGGCTTTCAGCCGGAGGGATGTATTAAAAGAACGTCTATCGACCTACACTCGCAGAGTGGCATGCATTAGATTGTGCTTGACATTGTGTAACAGCATGTCTATCGTACTGGTTAGCACTCTCTCATTCACTCTTTAG